ATGGATCTTCCTATCGATGATAAAGAACTAGCCACTATAATAAGTGCAATGCATTTGGGTGGTGATACTGCTTTATATCAAAAACTTAAATTAATTAAAGAAACAAGGGATGCCCATCCAGATGGTTCCTATAAAAAAATACTTCGTGAAACTCATGGTATGGTTATATGATAGATTACGTCTAAAAATCAATAATTATATTATTATTGATGATTTTTTTCCTGACGAAATTTGTACCGAATTAAGAAATAGAATTCTTTATAAGGATAAGATTAATACTCATTATTGGGATTATAAAGCTGTGGATTTTGATAATCCACTTTATGGAAAAGATTCTTTAAAAGAAATATCGGACAAATATATTAGTCCAAAAGTATCTCTAGCTAGAAATTATAACAGAGCATGGTCTTTTGTTTATGACAATGTTGCTCGTGGTGTGGGGATTCATGCTGATCCTTCTTTTATTAATATAAATGTCTGGGTAACTCCCGATGAGTGTGTCCAAGATCATAATAAGAATGGTTTGATACTATGGAAAGAAGTAAATGCAAGAAATATGACTTGGGAGCAGTATAATTCGGATCGAACTTTTATAAGTAATTATGTAAAAGGTAAAAAGTATGATAGAATACCATATAAGTATAATAGAGCAATTATTTTCAGAGGACATACTTTTCATAAAACGGATAACGTTCATATGAAACAGGGTCATGAAAATAAAAGAGTAAACTACACATTTTTGTATGATTGATGTTTTTTAAAAAAGTGAGCTTGGTTACTGGTGGGTTTGATCCTATACACAGTGGTCATATAGCATATTTTGAAAGAGCTAAAGATCTTTCTGATTATTTGGTAGTAGGGATCAATACGAATGAATGGTTGACGAGAAAGAAAGGTCAATACTTTCTTCCATGGATAGAACGTGCAGAAATTATTCGTCATTTTGATATGGTAGATGCTGTTATTTCCTGGGATGATTCAGATAATTCTGCTTTGGGTGCTATTGCTAAGTGTTTAGAAATTTCGGAAAAGGTTATTTTTTGTAATGGTGGTGATAGAATAAAAAGTAACATTCCAGAAGTGAGAGGTTATGGTGATGATCCTAGAGTGGAATTTAAGTTCGCTATTGGGGGTGATGATAAGATGAATAGTAGTTCTTGGATTTTGAATGATTATTTCAATCGTCAACGCAAATTATTAGGTATTTGAAATGGATTTTCTTAAAGAAATAGTAAAAGAGATTGGAGATGAGTACACCCAACTCGCATCAGACATCGACGGAGAAGAAAGATACATCGACACCGGTTCGTACATCTTTAACGGATTGGTTAGCGGTTCCATTTTTGGTGGCGTATCTACTAATAAGATTACTGCCATTGCTGGTGAGTCTAGTACTGGGAAGACTTTTTTCTCGCTCGCTGTGGTTAAAAACTTCCTTGAGTCTAATCCTAATAGTTATTGTCTTTATTTTGATACTGAAGCCGCAGTTAATAAGCCATTATTGGAATCTCGTGGTATAGATCTTAATAGATTAGTAGTTATTAATGTTGTAACTATTGAAGAGTTTAGATCGAAGGCACTTAAGGCAGTTGATAAATATCTGCAGATGCCCATAGAAGATCGCAAACCGTGCATGTTTGTGTTAGATTCACTGGGAATGCTTTCTACAGAAAAAGAGATCAGAGACGCACTTGACGATAAACAAGTTCGTGATATGACTAAATCTCAATTGGTGAAGGGAGCATTTAGAATGTTAACATTAAAATTAGGCCAA